TATCTGTAAACATTTTTTTAGCATCTGCACCACTTTTTGATAATATACCATATCTACTATCACTCGATATTGTAGCTAAATTAACTGTTTCTGCTGAAGACATAAAACTAAAACCAGATCTTCTGTTTTTAAGGTAACACATACCATAACATCTTTTATCTGCTTTACATGCTTCCCAGAATATATAAAACAACCTGTTTGCTTCTCTGTAGTCTGGAGCGCCTACATCTATTTTACTCCATTGTAAATACATATAATGTGCACCTGTTATGTAAGTTGGTGTTTTGTTGTTCATAAACCAAAAGCCTTCTTCTCTACGTTTAAACTCTTCGTCTATGTAATCATACCACTTGTCTTTTTGTTCTTCAGGATATGATCTCCAGTCAAATATATTTTTAAGTTTACTTAACTCTTTTGGATATTCAATTCTTTGCCACTTACTTACTTCGTTTTTGTACACGTGCACTGGCAGCACTGGCAAAGCAATGCGCAAGCCTTGGATCTCAAGTATTTCCCCAATTTTACCAGTTTTAGAGATAACCACGATGTCATATTCTTTATTGTATCCATATTTCCATTTTTTAGTGCGGTTCAACCGCGTTATTGTTGTTTTTTTTATAGGTTCTACAACCTTTACTAAACTTTGCTCGTACATTACTTAGATCTTCCTTCTGCAAATCCTTTGAATATTTTCTTTTCTTGCTCTTGTGGTATTTTACCATCAAGTATATTTTCTTCTTCTTGGATTCTATTTAATATTTCAAACGCATCAAATATAGCTAGCTTTTTAGTAGCTGCTGCATTTTTTAATCTATCAGCAGAAACATCATCTTCAGTGTTTGTAATAATCTTTTCTTTGGCAACATTAATAAGCTCTTCAACTGCTTTGTGCCCAGCTTGGATTATAAGCTTCTTCGTTTCCTTGATATTCATATTTAATTGTAATAAATTTATTTAAAACTCTATATAATCTTTGGCCATCAACTATAAACTCATAAGTTGAAAACGGTGTAAAACCTACAAGTTCTCCAACTTTATTAACACCATCTGTATATTTAACAATACCTATACACTCTTCTTCTTCGCTTTGTTTTAGTTGGTCTCTTTGTTTAATAGGTTGTACAAAGCAATAACCTTCTGTAGCTTGCCAGTTATTATTTCTTTTATACAAAAACATTTGATCTGGCTTTACTAAATAAGTGTTTTCATTAAAATAACTTCTACTGTTCTTTTCGCTACCATATTGATTATGCCAACGCCTAAACACATTATGATGTACAATAACAGTATCACCATTTTTTATTTCTGTGCTATAAGCTGTAGGTGTAGATTTAACAACTGCTTCTCTGTTTATAAATTGATGGTTAAATATCTCTGTATTTAATATAAGGTCTTTATCACCAACTTTTTTTATGTTGTTATATCTATTACCTTTTGGCTCTATAACAAAGTCAAAAGGCGCTTTCATTAATACTCTAGATTATACTCTACAGATACAGCCATGTTTTTATTGAAGTCTTTCCAAGGTAGTACATCTTTGTTTTTTCTAATATAAACAGAGTATTTATCTTCTTCTTCTATTATATCACATATAGTGTGACCACCGTAAACCTCTTGACCAACAGCATAGTGCATTGCGTCATTTTTGTAATCTTTACCTATAGTAATTTTTCTAATTAGTTTGCTCATTTTTTTCGTAGTTTATAGTACCATCTTGAATATTAATATCATCTGTACCATAATTAGTTTTAAACTGTACTTGAAGTTTGCCTAACTCTTCTTGTAACATAGTTACATGATGAAGCAAGTTATGTTTTTTAGTTTCAAAACTGCCTATTTCTAATTGAGCTCTATTTATATTATTAATAATTGATTGTACTTTATTTAATTCTTCGTTTGTAATTTTTTTAGCCTTTTCGGCTTTCTTTTTTGTTTTTGCCATTTTATTTAATTTAAGTTAATTTAATCTTCTATTATCCACTCTGATTTACCAAGTTCTGTTAGTATTTCATCGTTTGTATATTGTGTTTTACCATTTAAAAAGCTTGGGGTAGCACCTTCAAACTTTACAAATGTTTTTGTGCCATCGTTATTATACCTTAATGTATTTACTGATGTTTCTATTACTTGACTAAAGTCAATATTTGCTACCTCTTCTTTTGTTATTATTACGTATTTTTTATCACTCATATTACGGTGTGTCTTCTACGCCTTGATCTGAAGACGCAATATTTGTAGGAACACCATCTGCTCCTGTACTTGTTCTGTCTATAAAATTACCACTTGTTTCATCTAAAGGTAGCCAAGCTACTAAACTAGAAATACCACTTTTTGATACATCACCTGGTTTACCACTATTGTAAAGTGTTGTAACGTTACTAGCTGATAAAGCCGCATCAAATAAAGAAAGACTACTTAAGTGCCCATCAAAGAAAGCATTATCAGCATTACCAGGTTTACCTAAATATATTTTGTTAGCAGTAGTTGCAAAATTAGCTATTGCATTTGTACCTGTTGCAGCGCTACTACCGTTTATATATATAGCCATCCTGTTGTCAGTTCTATTCCAAGTAGCTACAACATGAACCCAGTTAGAAGAATTAGGAGTATGAGCCGCGTTTATAATAGTATTAGTACTACTACCTCTACAGTTTAGTCTTATCTCGTTACTAGAACTTATATGTAATAATGCTATTTTATTATCGTTACTTGTGTCTGTGTGCAAGTTAAAAAGAGTGTCGTTTTGAAAAGCTGCATCTAGTTTAAACCATATAGATACACTACCTATATTTTTAATATCATCTGCTACAGAGTTAGTAATTATAATGTGATCATCTGTACCATCTAAATCCACAGATCTAGTAACAGCATATGCTGTTTGTGGATATACCGGGCTTGATAATGAATTACCTAATCCTAATCCCATTAGTCCCCTATATAAGCTACAATACTACCTGAGTTTACATCTATTTCATTCCATCTACCGTATATTGTTATTCCAGTAGGAAACGAAACTGTATCTACAACTTGACCACCAGATCCTTGATCTACTGTTTCTGATCCTGCAGCTAAATCGTTAGCTGCTGTTTCAGTGTTTATATATTTAGTAGGTTCTGTAGAAACTAAACCGTTGGCAGCGTCAAATACAGTTTCAGCTAACATTGTTATTGCTACAAACACTTTATTTGTAGGTGGAACTATAGCGTCGCTACTTGCTGTTGTGTATACACTACCTAACTGTCCAAATCCGTAGCTTACTTCTGTTGAATTTATTCCCATTATTTTTTTACTTTTTCTAGTGACCTACCGCCAAAATAAGCACCGATCACAGTTATTAATACTAATTGTAATAAGTCAACCCAAGTATCTTTTACTTCAAAAGCAATAACACCAGCATCAATAAATATCATTAACACTGTTGATACTACTAGAAATATAAGTACTAAAGGCCTTATATTTTTACTAAGCCATGAGTCAGATGCCATATCAACTTTCCATCTTTCAGTTACTTGCTTTTGCATCTCAGCTTCATAACCCATGATCATATCTTTAATTTGTTTTTCTGCTTCTAGTTTTTCTTCTTTTGATGTGTGTAAGTTATCTATAACACCACCAACACTTTTTACGAGGTCAGCAGCACCACCTCCAAATAATTTATTTAACATGTTTTATTTTTTAAATTGCCGGATCACTTCCGTTATTTGCATCGTCTTCCCAAGGAAAATTACCATCACCAGCTTCTTTTGCTACACCATCTATTATTATCATATCTTTACCATCTATAGTCATCCTAGGATATGTAACACCGTTAAACTTTACAAAGTCATCACCATAAGCTAGCTTACCTGTTTTCATATCCGTTGAGTGTCTCATCTCGTGATTTATAACTTGTCTTTCTTCTGCACTACCAGGTTCTATTGTATCACTAATATATATACTACCGTCCATATTAGCTTCACCTAAAACACCTTCTTCTAATGGTTTTCTAATAACAGGCGTGCCAGGTACAGATATATTGCTTTCTCCAGCTTCTTGGCCAAACCTCATTTTTGATTTTATAACACCGCGGTACATAGCTGGTGTTCTACCTTTGCCTAATTTAAACATTATCTTCTGCGTCAAGTTTTCTATAAAACTTTTCATCTTCAATATCACGATCTATCATTTCTTTTGCTACTTCTCCAGATGTTTTGCTGTATTCTCTATCTTTGTCATCTCCAGTACGTCTAGCTAATTCTATACCTTCTTTAGCTTTATTAATAGCAGCTGTTTTTTTTATGTTTTGAAGTAAAGCATCTGATACATCTTCTGCATCAACAGCACCAGATATAAGTTGATTTTTTACTTTTGCCATATCTTCAAGAGTTTCTCTTCTTGTTTTAGGACCGTACTCTACTTGTTTAACAGGAGTAAATCCTTTCATTTTAAAAGGTTTTTTCATTTTAATTTGTTTTTGTTTTTTATTGTTGCTTACCAAAAGGTACTGTTACACCAGCCATAAACGTAGGTTTACCAGTTTTAAAATCAAAACCAGCAGATCCTGTAAGAAAACCATAACGACCTCTAAGACCAGCTTGTAAACCTTTTTTCTTACCACTATACTTACCGTAAGCTTCTAAATCAAAACGCCTACTTCCTGGCATGTCTACACAACCTCTAGGCCCACAACTTCTTCTTCCTTGATAAGGTTTTTTACCAAAACCTAAACTAGCCCCTATAGATTTGTTTGTACCTAATTTACCAGAAAGACTACCCGTTATACCTCCGTCTTTAAAAAACCTATAATTACCAGTTACGTTTTTAATTTTTTTGAATTTACCTTGCGGTCCGCCTATTCGCTTAAACCCACGTTCATAACCTAAGTTAACATTACCTATTCTAAGGCCTGGATTAAACGTCATACTTAAATTAGTTTTGTCGTTTTGTATACCACTTTTAACACCAGTACCACCTAGTGTTATTGCTAATCCATTTTTTTTCATAGGTGATATACCCATTAACTTAGTTACAGAAGGTTTATTACCTGATTTTAACTTGAAACTACTTGCTTTTTTCATCTTGTATTATCTTTAATCATATCATCTATAGCTTTATTGTAAACTTTATCTGTGTATGATTTATTATTAAAGAATACACTTCTTTCTGAAGTAGGTAAATCTTCTTCACCTAAAAGTATTCTATATATTCTACTTATTATTTGAGAACATTTAAACGAAGTTTTATATATAGAGTATTTAATAGTTGTTCTATTACGTTGTCTCCATACTTCGATCCAACCTTCTCGTCTTAGTTTTTCCCACC